CACTAAGCCATGAGACTACCAACCCGATAAGTGGGAGTGGATCTTTAAAAATTACATTGTCAAATACTGGAACCTCGACAGGTTACCCAAGGGTGAGAGTCTTCACGGGAACGGATGCTAGAACAAATGTGAAGTATCGCTTGAGTTTCAAGGCAAAGCTATTAAGCGGAACACCGAGGTGCGACATACGTTTTGGAACGACTACACTCAACATGAAGTTTGCTACCCAACAAGAATTTACGTCAACAGCACAAACTTACACATTTACAGAAACTTTTGATACTCTTGCCTTCGGATCTTTAGACGTTCTTGACTTTTTATTTAATGGAACAAGAGGCCCATTTGAGTTATTAATCGATGACGTAAAAGTTGAAGAGGTAGGCGTAGAAGGCTACGTCACAACTCTATACGACCAGACAGGAAACAACTGCCATGCCCTTCAATCGACTGCTGCTAATCAGCCTCAGATTGTTTCTGGTGGAGACTTAATAAAGTCAGGTAATCATCCTGCTTGGGAACATACAGACCAATCAAATCTTGAGTTGCATGGTAAGATACAAGCTGCTCATCTAGACGCATGGTTCGTCCATGATACCAGTGATGGTACTTTCTTATATCCTTCCAATGGTAGTGACTACGGAGGGGACTTTGGATGGGTAGCCCAAGACGGAAGTTCATCTACTTCCAATTCAGGAGATTATGGTGGAGGCGATGCAAAACTTTATGCTAATGGAACTCTAATCGGTTCATCTGGATCAAAAACTAGAGACGAAGTGCATACTGCCCTCAATGGAAGAAAGTTAGTGCATCACCAAGATTCTGATACAGCAGATTGGCAGTCGCTACAAATGGGATTATATGACTCTTATGGTGATGGGTTTTGTTACCAAGGCAAGTTTTCCGAATGGATTTGGTACGACTCAGACCAAAGCTCTAATAGGACAGGCATCGAAAGCAACATAAACACTCATTACAACATCTATAGCTAAAATTTATGGCATATCTAATATTCGAATCAAAAGAAGAAGCACAAGCTCGATCAGAACAAGCAGGGATCGCAAAGGGGTTATCTTATCACAAAACTGGCAGCGGCTCCCGTTACTGGTGGGGCGTTTCTGAAGAAGCATCTGAAGAAGATCCTAGAGCTTATATCGAGATACAAAAGAATGTTTGGACTGACGAGGAGTCAGGTGAAGAGCATACAAACATTCCTGATCAATCATTACTCACCGAAGAGGACACTCTTGTTGATTCACTACCAGAAGATTGGGTTTACCCACCTGATCCAATGGCAGAGCCTACAGAGGATGTGGTTGAAGAGCCTACAGAAGAAGATCCAGAAGAACCACCACTCGCTGACTAATGAAAGATATACTTTTAAAATTCGATTCAAAAGAACAGGCCGTTACTTTCGCAGAAGCTAATGGCTTTACTTCTGTTGATGAAGAGGATGAACTCCGTGTCATTGAACAGGGAGACGACTATGTCTTTACCGTCATCGGTGAACACTGGACAGAGACTGGTGAAACTGAAACATTTAGAGACGAAGATGGTACTGAATACGAACACCCAATCATGGCGACTGACAATGCATGGTGGGTATTGTTTCGTGACAAGGCCGACAGGGATATGACTCCCGCAGAAGATTTTATTGTATGGCATAGTGCCATGACTGAACAAAACGAGGAAGGCGAAGAAGTGCCTGTCCCAAGACCAACTAACGCACCCGATCGGGTTTTTCTCTAACAAAGATATAATTGACAGTCTTGAGAATACTGTTAGTATAATGTTAGAGTCTTTGCTTTCGGTTGCTCTAGCCATTAATTAGTTCTACAAGAAAGCGGGCCTCAACGAGCCGTGCCTCGCTTCCGATGTGCTTTGGTTGCTCTAGCCATTAACTAGTTCTAAAAGCAAATCACAAGAAACTAAATAATAATTTTAACCACTTTATACTAAAATGGCTGATAGAAATACTCAAGCAGAAGACTTCATTGGTGCAGCTAATGCAAGTACAACTGCGATTAATACAATCCTTGCTGAAGAAGCAAACAGGATTGGTGGTGATATACACCGCCGCATGGTTCACACTTCACCGTGGATCGACCTTATACCACAAACCCAATTCCCAGATGGATCGGGTTATCAATTAACCACACTTGTTTACGATAGAGCTATCCCAACAAAAGATAAAGATGGAGATAGTGCTGGAGCAAACTGGAACAACGTAGGATCTTTAGCTACTGGAGGAAACGAGTTTAGTACTTCGCTTCTAAACCAGCCTCTTAACGATGCTGCTGATGACATTCAGGGGCCGTCTGGAACTGGAGGAACTACAAGTTCTGCTGGAACTGATCAGCGTAGTTTCATTAACTTCAGTAAGCAGCTCAAGAAGTACAACATCCAACGTGCTATGGTTGAGTCTCCAAGAATCAACGTCGAAGACCTCAGATATGCGGCTCATCGTCAGGATCAGCTCCGTGCTATCCTTGATTCACTTGCTGAAGCTACACGATTCACTTGGGAAAATCGTTATCGTGATGAGTTTGATAGAATCGCCGACAACATCGTAACTTGTAAGACTGCGGCTTCTGTATTTAATACAGGCCAAGAAAATGTACAATCTGATGCCCTAGCTGTTGGTGCTGATGATGCTACGGCAGGAAACGAAGATGATACAGCTACAGAAATTACTGCTAACATTTCAAATGCAGTTCTTGATAAGTGCTACTTCCAGATGATCAGAAAAGGTGCTGGCGGAAACGGATACGGTCGTGAAAACGGTCGCCCAGTTTTTGGCCTCGTACTTTCATCTGAAGCTTCTTATCAGTTGATGACTGAAGCTGGATTCCGTGATGACGTTCGTTACAACAATGCTGTTGTTTCTGACCTCATTGCTCCTTTGGGAATTGAGAAATCATTCAGAGGTTTCTACCACTTGATTGATGATCTTGCTCCAAGATTTGCTTCTGATACAACATCACCAGACGATGATAACACTCTTAACCGTGTTGAGCCTTATACTGTAACAAACGGAAAAGTTACCGTTAACCCTGCATATGAGACTGCTCCATTTGAGGCAGCTTATATTATCCACCCAGAGGTCATGGAGTCTCAGATTCCATCACCATTCAGTGGAGCTGCTGGAGTAACTTTCAATCCTGTTAACTACAAGGGTGACTTCAAGTGGACTAACATCCTCAATGAAGCGACTAACCCAGACGGTTCAATTGGATTCTTCCGTGGTGTTCTTGCTTCTGCTTCTAAGCCGATCAAGACAGATTGCGGATACGCTATCCTATTCAGAAGGGTTTCAACTACACCTGCTGCTGTCTAATTCTAAAGTGGGGTTCCCGTAAAAAGGAACCCCACATAATATTAATTTTAACTTTTAATAATTATGCCAACTTTAGATGACGCTCCAGTTGTTGAGTCAATGACCGCCACCAGCCTTGTTGGGGGAGGTGACTCTGCTGATGTAGTAACTCAGTTACATGAAAATGACTTAATACAAGTTTATGATGTTTCTGAGCAAAAAGCCAAAGCAGTAACTGTAAAAAATCTCGCTGCTGCTTTAGGTATAGGTCTTTAAACAAAGACGTAACATTCACGGAAACCCTGAATCTCTTGACAATAAGAGAGGTTCGGGGTTTCTTTATTATATATGAGTGATGAGACCAATCAGTTTGAAGAGACCCAACAACTTCCTCAAGAAGGTGCGCAAGAAAATGTTGCAACAGAAAAAGAACCTTCTTTTCAAGACTCTTTTGAAGAGAGACTAAATGATATCCTTTCAGAGCCTGTAGCGAAACAAACTAAGAAAGCAGTAAAGAAAGTCGCTAAGAAAAAAGTAGCCGCTCCAGTTGAAGCCGCAGAGGAACCCTCTTTAGATTACAATAGTTTATTTGAGGATGTTTATGGGTCTGTATTTGATTCTGAAAAAGACCAAGATAAAATGAAGTCTTTGAGATCTATCCTTGATAAAGATCCTCGTCTCAAGCAGATGGCTATGGAAAGCCCAGAAAAGTTTGCTCTGTACTTTTACAGACTCGTTTAATTTTTCTCCACTAAGGATTCTATTAGTGACCCGCTGAACTGTCGAGTTCCGCAATGGTTTAACTTTGCCTCCGTGTCGCAGAATATTTTACCTCCTATATCTTTCCATATTTTACAAAAAGAAATATCCTCTCCTGATCCTGCTTGTCCTTTTTCGTTAATACAATCAAAGTAAGTATAATACTCTGGATCTTCTGTTACTTTGCCTTGAATCACATGACGCATGACGACTTTCTTTTCTGGATAAGCTTCGTGTAATTTTTCAAAAACGCTTCTGTCTATCATCATAAATCCTGCGGGGCCAGCATTTATTTCAGCAAAACCATCCGCTTGTACTTTTATATTTTCTGGGTTTTCATAATGGAGAATGAAATCTTTTTTCTCTACACCCGAAAAGTTTTTAAGAACGTAAGGAGCTAATACAACGTCTTCGTTTTTCCTTAGTAGTCTCCAAATGTTTTCGGGTTCAAATCCTATATCTGAATCTATGAACAATAATTTTGTGTGGTCTGTTTTTAAGAACTCAGCCACGCAGTTATTTCTAGCATGGGTGACTAAAGCAGAACCTGAATGCAAATGAACGGTTGTTGTGTATTTAAGATCTTTTGGAGCTTCACTTGATATGAAATTAATCACTCCGTTCATATAATCTATATAGGCTTGATATCCGTAAGTAGGAGTAGCAATAAATAATTTTTCCATAAATGACGGTCGTTCAGGCGGGAAATAAGTCAATAATTTCTTGTTAACACAACTATCAAGAACGCTTGTAATATGCTTGACTTAAAGCTATAATTAAGCATGGCAACTTCAATTTCAGGTAATGTTAGGTTGGTGTATGGGAATCACGTTCACAGTGAGACATATAGCACGACAGCATCTACTTTAACAAACGCAAACGAATCACATGACTACGCTGCTGGAGGATCGAGAGCAGTGGCCGCAGCAAACCAATTGCAGGATGATACATTAAACGCTGCTGAAGGTTTGTTGCTTATAAAGAATACAAACAACTACGGAAGTCTTTCTGTTAGTGTAGACGGAGGTTCTAATTATGATGTTAGTATACCCGCAGGATTAGTTAATTTAATATCTGTTGGGCCTGATCATGCAGTTTATGTTAAGTGTCCTACGGCAACTGAAAGTGGAGCAGGGGTTACTAGCGTAACTAGTGCAGGGGTTATAACTTTTGATGGGAGTAGCGGAGCCACTGGGACGGCTATCATGACAGGAGTGTCTAATGTAAACAGTAACACGAACGATTACTTAGTAGAGATATCTGCTCAAGGAACAGGAATTGTTTATGAATTAGACGGAGTAACTAAAAAAGATTTAACGGCTGACTACAGCGGATCTTCAACAGTGAACTTGGTTTACTTTGCTGGATACCGCTACACACTAACAGAAGCTTAATATGGTAAATTTAACAACATACAATTTAGGAAGTATGGTAGAGGGAGATACTTGGGCAGGAATATCTTCGTATCATATAAATCAGGCGGCACAAACTTATGGGACTAACTTAGTTCAAGTAAACATGACTCTCAAAGGCCGTGCGGGTATGGGTGCAGGATATTTGTATTTATCGTCTGCAACTGGAGATGGAACAATTGACAATGCGGGAAATTGGACTTTTACAATAAATCACATACATAATTTTCCTTTACCAAAAGATACATACGACTATGCCATAGAAACGATTGATAGTGCGAGTCCTACCCACCATAGAGTTTTATTAAAAGGAACTTTGATTGTCACTGATCCTATTACTCCCTAATAAAAGTGCCAGTACCTAGAAATCAACCAAGCCCACAGAGGCAAACTGTATTAACATTTGTTTCCCCAAATGTTCAGGACTTACTGTTTTACGAGACGGTAGATGCCCAGCGTGTAGGAAGAACACCTCCCGCATATGGAACTGCTCATCCTAACACTGATAAATTTCCAGATCATAAATTAGTTTATGTAAGGCAGTCTGATCCTACTGGTCAATTGTACCAATATTTTTACGCTGCTTCTAGAGCTAGTCAGGACAGTTACAACTTTGAGTATTCTCAAGCCAGTCTAGGTAGTTCTAAATTTAATACTGTTGTCAGAACTTACGTTATACCGAGAGCTGATTTTGCAGAGGATGATGCTGCTTTAGAAGCGGGAGACGCAATGCCAACAGATCCTGCATCCGCTAATTTTGCAGGAAAAGGATATATCTTAATGACCCGCCAACAAAAAAGGTTAGGTGATCAAGAGCTAGATGGATACTTTGTTATTGAGCAAAGAGTTTATTTTGTTAGAGAAGACCTTGAAACTCTGCGTTGGGATGAGCTATCAGGATCTAATTTAAAAACAACAGTTAGTTATTTTGCTTTAGGAGAAACTCCTTCAGGTGGTGGTGCGAACATACAGACTTTAATTTCTGATGCAGACAACGCTTATTGGAGTCCTACTATAGAATATAGAGACGCTACTTCTAACCCAAAGAAAGCTGTCGCTTTTTACAAAGAGGGCAGACAGGTATCTTCAGATTGGTTTGAAGTCGTTAAGACTGAAACAATTGCAGGGACAACCACTGATTCTGCTATCGATGCTGACACTACTTTGCTTATCGAAGAACTTGATACTTCTGTTAACTATACATTCCCTCCAGTTTTACAAGATATATCGGTAGTAAACTGGGAACGACATGACGGTCAGATACAATCTAATCCAGAGTATCACATGAATCCTGAAGGGTATAGTGGGCCATGCAAAGCTAAAGTTAAAAAAGAATATAAGGTGGGTGAGTTTACAGGAGTCGAGGCCCCTGTAGCTAAAGCTATGCAGCCCCAGTCTTTTTCTTTTTCTACACCCTACATTAGTTTACGAATACCAGCGTGTTTAATGAATGGTGGTGAAGTTGGGTTTACTACAGGAACTACAGATCCTGTTTACAAGTATACGGTTTATACAAAACAATTGCCTGTAACTGAGCCTTCTTCTTGGCCGACTTCTATTGATGTTAGAGTCACTCAACAAAATGCTAGGGGAGGGTTCATTAAAGAAACAACAACTGTATATCCTCCTTCTTATAATTAATGCCTGAAGAATTTAGAGATGGTAACTATGGTTTTGGGAATCCTACGACTCCCGCTGATAAAGATATAACCGACTCTCAGTTAAGTAATCTTTCTTCTGTAGAAGAAACAGCTTACGGATCTGATGTTGGTTTTTATGAAACTAACCATGCACCTCCATCTGGTTCGGTTCAGTCGATTCCTCAAGATGATGTTCGTTATCGTCAGGAACATGAACCATATAATTATCAACCTGATGGTGATCAGTTTGTTTATATAACAAAAGCTCACTTGTATGAAATTCACCCGCTATTAAAAGATGATGGTCTAATAAAAAAACGTGAGCTTACTCCTTTAAAAATAAAACTAGATACAGCAAAAGGTTGTGTGTACACACAATTTATGGTGGATCAACAAGGGAAGGTTATAGGAGACTATATCCTTTTAAAAACTGAAGAGGATGATCCTCCTGAATCAACGCCCTTTGAGTTACTTAATGAAGACGGTGACGTTGAGCCTGACAAGTATGGTATATATAATATTCTTCTATTCAAGTTTGCTAATGGTCAAATACTTAGAAATCATTATAGCACAGATGAAGAAGGTGCAGCAGATCCTAGATCTGTACAACACTATGGAGGTGTTGAAGGACACCGCGGCCCTTTAATATGGTCTAGTGGTTATAATACTTTAAATAATAAAGGTATTGGAGCGGGTCTAATATATGGAGGATATGATGTTGATAATGATAATATAAATTTACGAACCTTACAAGGGCAAGGACAAATCTCTGTCGCAACGGCGGGAGATCAGATAAATATCCGAGGAAACAGTAACGATAAAACTTGGCAAGCGGTTCCTGCTAGTGGCGTAAGTTATACCAATACTACATTAGCTACCTTTGCAGATGGTTTACTAACTGGTACACCTACTAATCTAGAAGTCGTAGAAGTTCCAACAGCCGCTTCTGGTAGCACTACTGTCAATAGCGTAGACTCGGCTCCTACAATAAATACAACGGTTGAAACCCTAACAACAACTCAGATAACCCCACCGAGTGGTACAGGTATGTCATTAAATACTAAGACATATACGGTGAGAGAGTTATCGAGAGAGACTTTGGAGCAACAAGCAGGTGCTTGGAAAGGTGGGGCTGCTTCACAATCAGCAGGTTTAAATTTATATGAAGTACAAGACACAACAGGCAGCAACATATGGGTTATGGGTAAAGCCTCAACTGGGGGATCACCTCCCGCATTCCCTACTTTCATAACAGGAGCCTCTACTTATACAGGGGTAAAAAACTTATCTTCAGCGAGTGTTGAATTATATAAAGCTTCTTCCTCTGGAAACCACAAGTATTTAGAGTCTACTGATGGGGATACTACTACAAACAATATTTACGTAAGTTCAGCTACAACAGCTAGAACTTTCATAACTTCCACTGGAACGCCTATTTATGTTTATTCAGAAGACGGCTCTACCACTTCAAAATTCTTTAAAACAGATATATCTGATGGCACTACCGTGCCTATAGTTACTGCTGTAAATACCACAGCTTCAACCTTTCAAACAGTCAGTGGAAACGCAAAAGTGTTAAAGGCTCCCTAGTTGACCTAACACTGTTTCAAGCTTACATTGTAGCATGGCTACATTAACTGTTGCGGGAGTTGAAGACATTTTATCTGAGTATAAATCAGCAGGTGGTTCTTTTATAAAAGAGCTTAATCTCGTTATGCCCCGCTTATTTGCTATGGGTATGTGGAGGGATCTGGTTTATGAAACGACTATATCTACCACTGATGGGAACTTTACTCTACCTGAAGATGCAGAGTCTGTTATTTCAGTTTTAATTGATAATGATCCTGCTAAAGCACGGTCAATGTTCCATGATTACAGACTAACTGGAAGGAACAATGACGGAACGACTTTAGCTACGTATGGGATAATTGATGATGGCTTTGTCCCTACTATCAATGAGCTTGAAGCAGATAAAACATATAAAATAACTGTTGAGCCTATAAGTCCTCAAACAACATTGCCTGATAATATGGGAGAGACTGTAACTATAACAGGTCTGGATAATTCATCTACACCTGTTATGAAGTCTGAAACTATAACTATGGCAGGTGAGTCTATTATCACTTCATCTACTACTTTCACGACGATATCTGAAATACGTAATGGAGATAGCGTTCTCCCTAACGTCATTGAATTAAATGCTCAAAACACGGCTGACGCTACAGATATACTAAAGATGGCCGACGTTCAACAAGCCAATCATATAAACAGATACAGAAGATATAGAATTGGTAATGATTTAGCTGGAACTAAAAAAACATTAAGAGTTCTTGTTAAAAGAAAATTCACTAAACTACTTAACTACACTGATCCTGTTTACCCAAGTAATCTAAATGCCATCAAACACGCTCTATTAGGAAGCATTGCAGAAGACAACGCTGATCTTGAAAGAGCTTCTTACCATTGGGGTTTATGCAAACAATTACTCGAAGACGAGCTAGATGCCTACAGAGGGGCAGCGAAACCAACAATTAATTTTGATCCTTCTGGTTCAGGATCAAGAGTACCAAATTTACTTTAACTTTAAAATCATGATTGAATTTATTAAAACAAACTACGATCAACTTTTATCAATTGCTACTGGAGTTGTAGCGTTAGCGTCTGCGATATGCGCCCTAACACCTACTCCAAAAGATGATGGAGTTGTAAAAAAATTATATGCAATCGTTGAGTGGTTAGCTCTCAACATAGGGAGAGCAAAAGATAAGTGAAATTCTTCAGGTTACTAAGCGCAGCACTAGAGGCTGTCGTTTTGTACTTACACTACCGAAGACAAAAATATGTTGATGAGATCGAAGATGAAATTGATGAGCTTGCCCGCAATGGCTCTGCTTCTGCAAAGCTGCGGATTGAAAGATTGGGCAAACGACTCAAGCGTGAACGAGAGCGCACTATATGATCCACCAACAGTCACTTTGATTGAAGGGCAACAATACCGATTTAAGGAAGGTGTTTTGCTCGGCAGGAAAAATCATAAATATCACAGTAACTATTCTTACTTAAGGGCAATCACCATCGGAAATAAATGAACTCTTCAAAAGCATTGGATACTCTTTTAGGCACAATAACCCCCACTATAGCAGTCGCTGCTTCATTTCAGGAACAATTAGAATACTGGTTAAGAGTATCTTCTTTGGTTTTGGGAATACTGGTTGCTTTAGTTTCTTTATACAGACTAATTTTTAAATACAAAAAATGATAGGCATTTGCATAGGTCATAGTAGGAAGGGGGACAAAGGAGCTTACACTCTTTCTCCTGATTCTGTTAGTGAGTACGATTTCAATAAAGCTCTAGTCCCGCTCATAGTTCCTTACTTAGAAGTCCCATACAAAGTTTATGATGACTATCAAGCTTCTAGTTATGTAGGGGCCATGAACTTTATATCTAGAAAGTTAAAAGAGGATGGAGCCACTGCTTGTGTTGAATTACATTTTAATGCAGCGAGCCCTTCAGCGCACGGACACGAGTGGCTTTACTGGGAGACCAGCAAAGGGGGGAAACGATTAGCTGAATCTTTTAAGGATGTTATGGATGAAGAGTATCCTGACATTAGATCCAGAGGAATAAAAAGCCGAACGCATAGACAAAGAGGGAGTTTGTTTTTAAGAAAGACACCTTGCTATGCTTGTATCGCTGAACCTTTCTTTGGTTCTAATAGAGGGGACGTAGACATAATAATGTCCGACTTAAGTAAGTTAGCCAGAGTATATGCTGATGGCATAAATAACTTCTATGCATAATGAATATTCCAAAGTCACTTCGTATAGCTGGACAGCGTGTTCGGATATGCATCGCTGATTTAAGCGACGACGACGTTTTTGGATACTATAGCCACGACCGAAAAATAATATTTTTATCTGAAGCTTTAGAAGAAAAAGATCTTCTGGATACTCTTAGACATGAGCTTATGGAAGCGAGCTTATGTATATCGGGAGTTGGCTTCTGCGAATCTTTTGAACAGGAAGCTGTAGTTCGATGTATGGATGAAGTTTTCTTTCCTGCTTACGAAAGGTTATTAAAAATAATTTCATAGACGATGGACTCATTGCCTCCACAATTTAAAAAAGACAAGAAGATGATTGTCTTTCATCCATCATCGGATGACATAAAGGAAGCTTTCGAGCGCACTCAAAAGTTAGGTGTGCTACCTAATTCTTTTACTAGAGGTCAGGGAAGGATGACAGGGTTCCTTGGGGAAGTTGCTTTTGAACTACTATACCCTAACTCTGAATATGTGGGAGACTCTTGTTTTACATATGACTATGTAATGGGTAGAAGAAAGATTGATGTTAAATCAAAAACCTGTACAGGAAAACCCCTACCTCATTACACAGCATCTGTTAATACCAAAGACAAAAAGCTTAACGCCACTACTTACTTTTTTGTTAGAGTCCGAAAAGACCTAACCAGAGTTTGGTTGTTGGGCTGGGCCTCAAAACAAAAAATGGAAACTAAAGCTGAGTTCAAAAAGCGTGGTGAAAAAGATGACTTTGGATTTACTTATAAAGTTGATGGCTATCATTTGCCTATTCAACATCTCCGCCGACCTGATTCTCTTTAGATGAAGCTGGATCGATATCATACTTTTCAGTTATATCTATAATAAGTATTTTACCTCCGCCAGTCCCTTCTGATTTTACAGGTCTAATGTTCTTGTTGGTCTTACATAGTTCTTCAATATAAGTAACATCTCTCCTTAGATCGGCTGAACTTCCTTCTATTGATCCAACAAATGTTTTAACATCTTGTGATAACTTGTAGAAAGTACCTCTCCATTCTGTTCTGTTCGGATCGGTTGCTCTTAATTCTTGTGAGAACATATCGAGAATCTCTGCGGCTCTTGCTCTTGTTGAGCTATCATAAGCGGCATCAGACAATGTCGGGTCGATAAAGCTCTTAACACCAAACCTATCGTCCTCTTGAATTTCATCAGGAACTTTAAACCCTTTCAGAAAAGCTAAATAATAAGGAAGCTCTTTTTTTATGGTAGCCTCTAGTGTTTTCCTATCAGGAAAATCAAAGGGAGTCGCACTAATTCTAAACGCTATGATCTTATCACGATTACTAGAATCCAAGTTAGGGATAACTGACATACTGTTTGGATCATCATTCAAACTTAGAATAGCCCGACCTGCCCAAGGAATTGATATGGCATCACCATACTTAGGCATAAGATCCATTCTAGGATTCGCTGTAGACCTCTTTAGCATTTCAGTTAACCTCATTTGCTCATGCCTGTTTGATGCACTTGTTGTATCATCAATAACCCAACAAGCAACTCTCCCCATCTCTTTATTGAACTTTGTTTGTCCTGATAAATAATCGCTACCATCAGCGTACCCTCCGACAGAAGGAGCTATAACCATTGTAGATAACAATGTCTTGCCCCTTTTTGATGGCCCACAAAAAACCATAGTATGTCCTTGATCCAACCTTGAGTTCAATATGGCTTCATAAAATCTTTTGTGCCATGCCCAAAAAGTAAACACTGATGGTAGGCTTGATTGTGGACTATCTACAAACATATGAGTCATTAGCTTATAGAGGAAAGGCCAATTCTTTTTGTCTCCGTTATCTGCCGCTTCAAGAGGTTGTATGTTTGTTGTATTTAAAATCTTCTGTCCATTCCATTCTACTATTCTTTCTCCCCTTCTAAAAACAATAGGAGCCATTTCAGCTACTCTGTTCTTTTGGCTTATCACCAAGATCGCATCCTCAACTTCTGAGAGTGTCTCTCCTTTCTTTGCTCCCTTATATCTGAATCCTCTCTTTCTTAGTTCCAGAACCAATTGATCTTTCGGTATGAGTTGTGGGAACCCATCAACTAAACCGTAGAAGTTTTTCCCATTAAACCAATAATGATCAAGCAAGTCCCCCATCTTTTGCTCCTCAAAGTCTTTAACAAACTTAGCTCCAAAGATATCTTTCCATGTCATCCAACCCTTTGATCTATCTGAATAGACCAACATACCATCTTCAAAAACCTGACAACCCTCTCTATCAATACCATCGTCTATCCAGAAAAGTGGGCCTCTAGAACCAACTTCAAATTCACCTACCCATCTGTTAGGAAATCTTTTCTCTACTTCTTTAGCGACTTCTGCCATAGGGATAGAAGTATCTTCTGATTTAGGTGTATGCTTTTGAGCCGCCTTGATAAGAGCTGTTTGAACTATTGAGTTAGGAACAACTCCTCCTAAGTCTACAATGTCGTGACCGAGTGCAAAGTACTGAGAGGCACTTTCTGATTTGGAATCATACCCTGCAAAAATTTTATCAAACCCTAATATCCTCTTTAGTTCTTTTACGAAGTATGGGTGTATTTCTGAATTAACAGGAGCAGGACTCTCAAACAAAAATCCAAGTCTAATATACCCGCTGTATGTTTTAGCTCTCCATGCTGGCATTGCTTTAGGACACTTAGCGGTAATGATATCATCGACATTATTCCAGTCTACTGGGGCATCACAATCTATTATAATTCCAGAAGTTTTATGTATTTTATTTTCAGAGTCTATTCTCCTGTTAGGGTTTAATCCTTCACAGAAACTTATAAAGTAGCTGTCTGTTTTCTTATCCGCACACCATGCTCTGAAATCAGCTTTGTCTTTGAACTTAGGTACATTGGGGTCAGGCAATGAAAATATATCATCGAATCCTTTTGCTTCTTCTTCTCTTAGGTTTTTTAAATAACGGTACTTCATTTTTCATATTTAGTTAGTATTTCTCCTTCAGCTTGTAGAGGTATATCGGGTATCCATTTTGGAGGGTCAGACATAATATTAACTATATCTTTGTATGCCTCTTCTGCTTTGTCTGCGTCTTCTTCTATGATCACTTCATCGTGAACATGGAAAATTATTTTATGCTCTGCTTTGTCGAGCCTTACCATCATGTCAGAAAAAATATCACGGGCTAGTGCTTGAGATAAGTTTTCAGCGAGTAACCCGCCCCACAATCTTACAGGCAATCTCTTACCATTCTTAGGTATAGCGGCAATGTAATCATTAAAAGAATTTCTAGCTCCTGATACTTTCTTAATCTTACCATAGTTCAATTCTCTTTTGCTTGGCAGTACATGAACTAAATCAACTTTAGCTGCATGAGCTTTTTTAATTTTGTCATTCAGTACACTCCAATAACCTTTTATCTTCGGCATATAGTATCTGTATCTCGCTATACCTTCTCTTGCTTGATCGACACTAAAACCAGTCATACTTGCAAACCTATCTACTCCTACACCGTAGCCACACCCTAAAACTAAAGCTTTAACTGTATGCCTAAGTTTAGGATCTTCCTTTTTAAGTAGCCCTTTCTCTCTGCCCCACATCTTAAATCGAATAGCAAAAGCTTCATATATGTCATCAGTATCTGCAATCTCAGCTAACATATTTTTATCTTCCGCCAACCAACATAAAGTTCTAACTTCGATTTGAGCTAAGTCTACAACGATTAGTTTTTTACCTTCTTTAGGAGCAATCAAATGTCTTAGATTTGCTCCGAACATTTCTTCACGAGGTAAGTTCTGTAAATTTAAATTACCTCCCGATCCACTGAACCTTCCAGTATGCGCTCCAAAATACATGATGCCTCCATAAAATCTAGAGTCTGGCATAGTTGCGTAATCGAAAGACTCAAGTTTCTTTTTAATAGCATTGATCCTTCTCCAGTCTCTAACTGAGGTAATCCATTTATGTTTTTCACTATGGTGATCAATCCACTCTTGCGCTTTCTCATCTGTAGCCGCAAGACTTGCAGGAGGTTCTAGACCAACTAACCTACATTGATTATCAAAAGCTGCCCTACTCAATAGTGGGCTTTCTTCTATCCAAGGAATATTTTGCTCTGCTTCAAATAGCCTGACCTTTACTTTTTCCAGTTGATCTTTCAATAGGCTTTGATCAATCGGTATGCCTCCCTGAACTATTTTTCTATTGAGGTTACTTATTTCTTTTTCTGAATCAGGCCACTGGTCACTATACTTTTTCCATAGATCAAGACACAGCTCACTATCCTTAAGGGCATACTCGCTGACCTCTTCTTTGAATTCGTCAGTCATGTTATTCCACTTCTTGCCTGACATATTATCCCTTGTCGATTTGTCTACTGTCAGACCGAAAGCTTCCGCTGTTGCATTCTTAAGTGATCTGGGTAGTCGGCAGAAAGCCGCCATATCTGCGGTGCAGTACCATGCTTTAACTTCACTGTAATCCCACCAACCTTTATTAACGCCAAACAAATATAGGGTCTCATCAAAAGATGCGTTGTGACTAAGAACAATTGAATCTTTTATTAGAGACCAATCAAAGTCTTTAGGATGTCCTACAAATTTGTATCCGTCATCTCCAACAACTGACACCATATATGCATCAAAGTTTGGGTGACTAAAGTATCCTAACGGCCCTAATGTTTTTATACTACATTCTTTATCGTAGTAAGTTTCAAAATCGAGTGCGTAAGTAACCATAAATAAATCGGGAGCTTTTATGCGATTACTCCCAAGGCGATGAAGTTGACCAGCCCTTAAACAAGCCGCCGCAATACCTAATTATTCAGACTAGATTTCTAGCTCTGTCTGTTTGTTTATTTGTTTAAGTTGTGATTCCAGAGACTGCATAATTATTTTAGTAGCCTCTAGATCTAATTTTGAGTTCTCAATAGCAGCAGATATTTGTTCTATCGTACTGGTGAGATTCTCAATTTCCCTTTCAAGTATTTTCGCTTGATCCAAATCGCTCATGATACAAACCCTTCGACAAATTCAGCCACAGCTTTGCTAGGCTCTTCGTTAGTGATTGTAAGCGATGGAGCAAACCAACTGTACTTACCACGACTTATTGATGAAGACTGGAAATTCCAAATCCTGCTATGGATTGGAGTCTTCTTATTAAACACGGAGAATGTTGCCAGTCTTTTGAAAGTCTGACGGTATGCGTCTTTAGCCACATTGATGCGGCCCATCGCAAAGTTTTCATCTCCGATTGGGAAAGGGAATGTTTCCACATCATCCCCACCTTGGAACAGCAGAGTTATTTCAGCAAACTCAAGAATCGGATAGTCACTATCCATTGCTAACTCGTGCTTTTGATCAGCGGTGTTAGCAATTCTAGGGACATCGTCTGAGTCAAATGGGATGTCTTCTCTCCATGCTTTAGCCGCAATGAGAGGAACAACCTTGATTGGCTCTTCTGCTTGAGCAAGAACAATCCTTTTATCCAAAGCAACTGAGCCATATGGTAATGGCTTTCCTTCGGAGTCAGTCATGTCACTTGTTTTCTGAACAACATTAACTCTAGGGATATCGATATCCGTAGATTCTAATGTCGATGATATATCACCTTGTGGGGTGATTACTGCTGTTTGAACTTCTGCAAGTTCTGCTTTTTCTTCGCTCATATATCTATGTTTCTATGCTTCTATGTTTCTATGTTTCTATTTATCCCTAAGACAATGTATGTCTTGGGGGAGATACTTCGACGATACCGACGCTATTGCATTGGTCAATAAACTTGTCTTGTAATTTTTTCTTCTCACCTTTTTCAGCTTTCTCGGACACAGCCTTTGCAATTTTTGATAGTGGAAGGTTTACTTCTTCAATAATTTCTTTCTCTGATAAACCAAACTCTTTGGCTATTTCAATCAGCGTTTGATTATCGGTGACCTTTTTTGTACTACCCATTTTCTTCAACCTCAGTGTTGGAAACTCAGTTCCATCTTTAGCTAAATCAATAGCTCGCTTTTTAAACTTGTCTGCCCAATTAGATACAATCTTTGAAATAACCCAAAGCTGTTCAATCATTTGCGGGTCTTCCGTAGAATCAAAATCTACATCAGGTAGACTAGGGTCAATCTTTTTAGCGACATCAACTACCAGTCCGCCTAAAGCAGGGCATACATCTTCATATCTACAAAAGCGGCAGTTAACTGTTGGCGTTAGTTCTTCAAGAGATGGGGTTCCTTTCTCCCACTTTGGCCTGACTCTTTCTGCATTTAGTATGACGTTAGACAGATCATCAATAAGATCTTCAAGCTCTTCTCTTTTAAAAGTATCTGTTAGGATTTCATTTCTTTGTGGGATAAAGAAAACAAAATCTATTCTTTCTAGTTGTGGAAATCTTTGGAAACAACCGACCGTGTAAGCTTTGGCCTGATAGTTTTCTTTCGGGGTATCTATTTTAGATATACCTGTTTTGTAATCGGCTAGTACTCCAACCTTGTCGTAGATATGTAAAGAATCACAAGTTCCAAAAGTTGAAGTTCCTTTCAACTCAATATCTAAAACGACTTCAGCAAAGCTTTCTGTTAACTCAAGTTCTGAGTAATTACTTAAGTACTGCTCCTGATCTGCTACAATTTCCTCATATATAGAAACTTCTTCTTCAGATTGTAAGTTACTTGGATCAAGAATTTCTATAGCCTCATGGATTCGTGTCCCCATTTCAGCGGCTTCGTTTGTACCCTCTCTTCCGTGATATCCACTACACCCTGCACAATATTTTAAACTCGATGGACTAAACTCTGCGTGACCTCTATCGGCGTGATTTACATTCATGGCGCAGATCTTAGCACCTCCGATATTTAAGATCAATTAAATTTTCAATAATTTTTATCTGACCCCATTTTGATAGAGGTACATAGCGATCAAATAAGCGTCAATCATACCATCGTGTGGAGTACGACACCGTTTGTTTTTCAACCAATTTTCATTTGGGGCTAACAGTGAAGCGACTTCTAAAGCTTTACATTTAGTCTGTCCTTTCGGTATGTGGCCTAACATAAACTTCTGCCACTTATGTACCGACACTCTGTTAGTATCAAACTCACAGCTCTCCGCCATACCCATAAGTTTACCAAAACTTAAAGCCATTGACCGTACTGCTTGAGAACTTTTAGCATGAGCTAGTGGTTCTTCTATAGCTAACATTGGAAACACCGCAGTAAAGTCATCAAGACTTTCTAACCACAGTTTTACTTTCAATGTATCCACTTCTCGTTTCTTTGAGTTTTGAAAAGTTGGCATCGGTATCTTATCAATGATCCGTGCATCCCGACTCGATATCGCACACAAGCCACCGTCTAATCCGTTATCAATCCCTACTATCATTTTCTACAATTCCAGTATCAAGGAAACACGGAGAGGATGGCCCTAAGTTTGAATTTATTAATTGGTCTAAAGCAATCTCTGCATCTTCTAAACTTAGACCATGTTTGTTTTGAAATATAGAAATGACAGCATCACTACTGTAACAAGCAACTGGTGGGTTTTCCGAATGCTCGACGATCCCTAACAGAGCATCTTCAAGGCGACCAAAGAAAATAACCTCCGCAAATTTACCTGCTCCTTTTTGTATAGGTGTTTGAGTCCTTTTTGAATAAGGGTCTTTTGAAGGATTATAATCCCAAGTAAAATCTTCAAAGTTATTTTGCATCGGACTCAGGAGGCACATCAATGACTTCGCTCTTTGCTATGCGTTTCCCTTTGTGGTTATTCAAAATATTAATATCGATCTGTTGCTTCCCGCAACCTTGATCTTTTTCCAGACCGAGATTCCTTCTAATCATTTGGTCTAGCATGATTAGTTCTCTGATGTTCTTTGCATACTGTAACCTACTAAGACTATTCTTGTATATCGTCATAGCAGTAGCCGCAGCATAGTTAGCATATTGTTGAGCAGGATCTCCTTGAGCTTCAGAAACTTTCTTTATCTTTTCATGTTCGTTCTCAATATCTTTTAGTTCTGCTAGGGTCTTGGCATTTCTTTTGTCTTTGATATCGACACCCATTTCTTTTAACCAACGATATATAGTAGGTCTTGATCTGCCAATCATGTTGCCAATAGTTGTAGGTTCAGCCCCTTCAGCGTAAAGTTTGACAACTCTATGTTTCAGCTCTTCTAGATCTTCTTTCTGTTTACTACTCATTATATAGATATTACTTTAATAATATGGCTTTAAACAATTCACCGAGCAAGCAGTTACTAGATCCTAAACTAGAGCCAACTGTTAGTTCAAATGGAAAAGAAATAAAAGTAGGAGATTTTTTAATTCCGTTAGGAACTACACTAACATCATTACTCTTTGGTTTTAAACAACATGATGAAGTAGAGAAAAAAGAATACTACTTCTGGAGGCTTTGTGATGAGCTTTGGAACAATGATGACCTTCCAGAACCTTTGATGATAAAACATCCTTGGGCAGAACAAATGATTAGAGCGGCTCTTGAAAATAAATATCTCGCTGTCGGTGGGTCTGCATCATCTGGTAAGTCACACACTATGGCTGCATGGGGTATTATAAATTGGTTGAGTCAACCGAGAGACACACTCGTACTCATGACATCAACAACTTTGCGTGAAGCTCGTAAACGTATCTGGGGTAGTGTTATGTCATTACTATCCGTGATTGATGATGCACCAATCAAGATTCGGGATTCAATTGGAAACGCCGCTTACATAAACGAGAAGGGTAATCTGATTGAACGAGCTGGATTATCTTTGATATCCGCTGAAAAATCTAAAACGAAAGAAGCTGTCGGTAAGTTCATAGGTATTAAACAGAAGCGGGTTATGCTTATTGGTGACGAGCTTTCTGAATTATCTGAGGCAATACTGCAAGCGGGTTTGACTAACTTATCTAAAAACCCATCCTTTCAAATGATTGGGATGAGTAACCCTAACAGTCGATTCGATGCGTTTGGTGTTTGGTCAGAACCCGATAGAGGTTGGGACTCGATAGATACCAACACCGCAGATAACTGGACGACCAAATGGGGCGGGTTCTATTTAAGACTCGATGGGGAAAGATCTCCAAATATTCTGGCGGGCGAAACTATTTATCCGTGGCTACCGACAGAAGAAAAGCTGAATGAGGATAGAGCTTTGTTAGGAGTTGAGAGTAGAGGATATATGCGAATGGTTCGAGCTGTCTTCTTTGATAGTGATGAAACAACAGGCATCTATACTGAAAACGAAATATCATCTAGTGGATCGATGGGTTCAGTGGAGTGGTCATCAAATCCTATTAAGTTGTGTGGCATTGACCCCGCTTTTACAAATGGTGGAGACCGTACAATTATGTACACCGCTCAGTGTGGGTACAATCGTTCAGGACATTATGTAATCGAGTTTGGCGATTACTTCCATTTGAATGATGACGCTACCAACAAAGCTGTTCCGAGAACTTATCAAATTGTTAGGCAGATAAAAGAGAAGTGTGAGAAGCTAAAGATACTACCAGAGAATGTAAGTGTTGATGCCACTGGTGCGGGTGCGCCTTTTTGTGATGTGTTAGCGGGTGAGTGGTCTAGTAAATTTATGAGGATAAGTTTCGGTGGTCGAGCAAGTGACAAGCGAGTTAGTGCAAACAGCCAACTAACAGGAGCAGAATTGTACATGAACCGAGTATCTGAATTGTGGTTTGTTGGTAAAGAGTTGATGAGGACAAGACAAGTATTCGGAGTAAAGTCTGACCTCGCACAAGAAATTACTGCACGAAATTATGACATGGTAAAGAGTGGTGGTTTGCGTATGAAGATCGAATCTAAGCCTGAATTTAAGAGTAGATTTGGTAAAAGTCCTGACCTTGCAGACGCTGCATTTCTAGCATTAGACTGCGCTAGACAGCGTTTAGGACTAGTTGCTGTAGATCCAGTTGACGATGACCCTAACGGAATGCCAAGGAAAAGGCAGACAATACAGTCTTTGCGGGGTGCTTTGCAGAACTCAGAAGCCGTGTTGATCGATTGACTTTTGTTAACTAAAGTATTATAATTTACGTTATGGCTATTGAAGATGAAATGGTGGTTAGATCAGACAATTTAACCGACACTCAAAAAATGTTGCAGACAAAACTTTCTGTTGCAGATCGTGAACAATACGAGGGATTTTCACCAGAAAAAAAGAAAAGGTTGCTTGAGTTAAAAGACCCTAAAATGGTAATGTTCCAAGAAGAACAGAACAGGGATAAAAATATGGGGGCTAAAAATTTAGAAAGCCGCCGTGCTTTGTCAGATCGACTAGCCTCATCTTTGTTGATTAAAGATCCTATGCAACGCCAAGAAGCGGTATCAGGTCTACAAAAAGAGGGAGAAAAATTAGGTATTCTTAAAAGTCAGTTTGACAAAGTAGCTGGAGATTATGCTTCGGCTATGGAAAAACAAATAGGCACTCCTCAACGAGAAGAAAGAACTAGATCTTTTTTAGAGGAAATGCGCAACAAAAGTTTAGGCCAAAGAAGGAGAAAAACTTTTAGTCGTTTTGATGACTTAAAATTGGCTAGAAGATATCAGAGATTAGGTTTTGACAAACCCGCTCAAGCTGTTGCAATGCGAGGTGCTTTGGGTCAACAAGAAGCTCCTTTACCTTCTGTAGCGTCACGACAATTTTTAGGGGCAAGAGAAGATGTTCTTCGAGAAAAAACAGAAATGCAAAATCTTCAGAAGAAATTAATGGAAAGATTATTAGGTAAAATGGGCGATCCGCCACAACAAGATCCTGCTCAACCAGCTCTGTTCGCTCTGCCGATGAGAGGAACTACAATCTATAAGTAACATGGCTTTAGACGATTTATACAGTAGGGATATAGCCCCCCTTAAAAATACTTATGGTTTGACTGGGGAAGAAGCTTCATTCATTTCTGGTATGCGTGGCAGGGAGGTAATGCCTGAAGTTGAAAATATAATAAAACTTCAGGGAGCTATTGAAAGGCAAAAGATAAACGAGCTTGCTTTTGAAAAATCTAAATTTGAATTTGAAAAAGAAAAAGAAAAAGCTCAACGAGAGGCTGATTACATAGGTAAAGCAGATACTTTGTTTGAGGAGTTTGACTCTATAATAAATGACTCAAAAGATTCTTTTGAAGGTCTTCAAAGGATGAATAGTTGGGCGATGCAAAATGCGAAGCAGTTAAATGAGCATGATGTTACTAAGTCTATATACAATGCTGCTTTAAGCCGACTTAAAACCAAACAAGCAGAGAAAGATTATACTTTAAAACAACAAGACCTGTTAGATAAAACTACAGGACAAGCTTTTAACATTGCTCAATATGGAGACACGGAAGCTGTACAAGGTATTATAAATGCCGATGGGGAAGTTACTCCATATGAACAAGCAGCCCTTGAATTTGCCATGAAGAGGCAAGAAGAAAAGAAATTAAGTAAAGAGTCAGCGACGGAGAAAGCCAAAGACGACTTTATTTTAAACCGATTTAAAGATGAAGAGAGACTTTATAACTTTAGGTCTGAAGAATTGGACGATAAAATAAAACAATTACGAGACATTTTAGATCAGGCTACAATAGAAGAAAAATTAGACGATGATAAAAAACCCGTAATTAACAGCAGCGGTAGGCCAGTATACGAAATAAATTATGACAGTGTAGAACCCCTTTTAAAGCGAGACCTACCTGAAGCATGGGCAAACCCCCAAAAATATTTAAAACAATTAACAGACGAAAGAAAAGCTCTTAGAGAAGAATACGAAACAAAGCTTTCAAGTTTAACTAAAAATTTAAAAGTTCAACCTTCCGCTGGGTCTAAAATTAGATCCAGCACCAAAAAAAATTAATACCAACTAACAACATATAATATTTTTCTGCCATGCCAGAAGATTCATTTACATCTCGCTTTTTAGCGGAACCTACTCCATCCACAGTTGAAGAGGTTCCATATTCCACTTGGTCACAAGATAATATTTTTGAAGACCCAATTGAAAGTTATTCAAAATATATGGATCACATACGAGAGCAGTATGTAGAGGCAGGAGAATACAATGTGGATATTGAAAAGAGTATCACACAAAATTTTTATGGTGAATTAGTTCGTCAAAATTTAATTGATCCCAACAAGTTGGATGATTTTAAAACTGTTGACACAAAGATAAGAAAGTTTGAATTACCAGACTTTGAAGATCAAGTTGAGAACTTATATAAAGAAGACCTCACAAAAAAAGGCATTAGAAAAATACTCGATGAGGATGAAAGAAATTTGTTTAAAGGATATTTAGCGGATGTTCAAGCAGGAGAAGAAATTTCAGAAGAACAACAGAATATTGTAAAAGAAACTTATCGTAAAAAAAGGAACAAAATTTTAAAGCAACAGTTTGTTAGGGGCGAAATAAATGCTGCGGTTCTTGAGGACGATGAAGGTAACTTTCAATTCTTTGGAGGACATATTCCCGAAGGGCAATCCTACATGGATGTTTTGAGAAATGCTCAAGCTCAAGGAACTGGAGTTAGAATATCTGATCTTCCTAATCTTGTTGCCGCTCAGAAAAAATTACCCGCTTTTAAAAACAAAACCCAAGCAGAGGTTATGCGGTTAACGGCTTTAGCGGGAGAGGTTCAGGCCCATCTTAAAAAAGATGAAGGATTAAAAAATAAATTAGCGGGTCTTTCCAGAGCTAGAGTAGAGGCAGAAGATGGTTTTTGGGATAATACAAAAGATGTAGCTGAGTCTGCTTTAGGTTTTATGTTCGACATCGGCACTGCTGTTTTCGGCAGCGATGAAGCTCAAGCAAATAGGAATGTCCAGTCAGCGATTAAAAGATATTCAAACAGCGTAGAAATTACAAAAGAAAGTCTCAAATCTGAACTAGCTACCTTAACAGGAGCTTCTGATAAAGATGTTGAACAAGTCATTGATCAACTCTCAATAGACCAAGCTGACTTTAAGTTTTACGAGGATGATTTAAAATTAAATCTAAGAGAAGGTATTTATAAGCAACCTAAGATACATACCTCTCTATTACACCAACCTAAGTTACTTGATAGAGCTATAGCGGAAGCAGATTTAGACGACGAAGTCGCTGAAAGTTTACGAGCATCCAGAGAAATTTTTGCCGCTGAAGATTATAGTAGAGTTAATAAACTCCTTCAGGAGGATGGAGATACTGCTGATGACTGGAATGAGTTCTACCTTAATAACAAAAAAGAAGGAATAGAAGATCATAAAATATTAGAAAAATTTGCAGAAGAATATGATTTTAATGGGTTCGTTGATAAACTAGAGGGTATTGGTTATTCTCTGTATTCAGGGACTATAGGAACTGCGGCAACAATCATTGGGTCAATAACAGGGATAGATACTTTAAGAGAGTATGGTGTTGAAGTCATTACTAATGAGCAGAAGAGAAGACAAGTAGGTGGAGTCTTCGGAGTTGAATATGGCTCGATGTATGATCTTGCAACGACTGCCGTGCCAATGGTTACAGACATGGCTGCCACTGTATTCCTATCAAAGTTTACAGCAGGTGTCGGGGGAGCAGTTTATGCAGGAGCTAAAGCAAGTTCAGTATCTGCTGTTAGGTCAATAGCTAATAACTTTGTTAAGGGAAACTTGAAGCTTGTAGGTGGGGAAACATACAAAGACGTAGCGCAAAAACTATTTAAAGAGGGAGCGATTAAAAATTTAGATGATGCTTATGGGATAGTTAAGAACTTTAATTCTGTAATGGCACAACGTATAGGAGCTGCTCCTGCTGTTTTTATTCCAGCAGCTAGTAGATCTGGTGCAAATACATATGCCGCCGTTAACACCTTGATGACGGAAAAACTTACGCAAGACCATAAGAATGCCGACGGTTCGTGGCAAGATGGTTGGAGTGAAGAGAGAGTTAAAAAGGAAGCCCATGAAAAAGGAATATCGGGGATGATATACGGAGGAGCGTTTACAGGATTACTTACAGCGGGTTTTGGTTTAGTGGGTAAAGGTGGATTTGAAACAGCTTTCCTCAGAAACGCTTCTTACAGGCAATTAAAAAATGTAGGGGAAAGACTTTTAAATAGAGAAATAGCTGACGTAGTTTTTGTTGAAAACTTAAAGAAGAGTTTTAAAACTGCATTAGCAAAACAACAGTTAACAGGTCTATCTAAAATTACTCAGGGTGCTTTATCAGAGGGGGTAGAAGAAAGTATAGATGAATTTGCTAACACACTTATTCAGGATATAATCACAAGTGAAGCCACTCCAATGGTGGATGTACTTAATCAAACCTTCCACGCCTTTTTCTTAGGTGGTGTTTTAGGTGGGGGTGGAGTCGCTGTAAATAGAGCCGCAAAAACAATTGCCCCAGACAGATTCTTAGACAAAAAAGCAGCCGCAGATTTTGAAAATGAAATCTTGGAACAGTACCAAAGAGATGTTCAAGGTAATAAAGAATTAATAGAAGCAGGTGCGCCACTTACAGCTCAAGCGGCTGCTGAATACTTAAGCCGTTATGCCCGTACTCAACCATCAGCCGAACAAGAGGCAGAAAAAATAATAGAGCCTTTTGTTGAAGATGAGGTCAACGAAGAATCTGAGATACTAAACAATGATTTAAATAATATAGACAGAGACGAAGTAGAAAATGCTTTTAATGAAGAGCTTGAAAAATCTGAAAAAGGTAAAGATCCAGTTGACCCTGAAGTAGCTATCTCTGAAGACGCTCAACAAATCATAAAAGAAAATGGTCTTGATGTAGACGAGGCACTAGGAAAAATTTTAAAGCCTCACTACGCACCGTCTCCTAAAGAAGTTCAAGAAAGGTATACCGAAAAAGAAAAAGACATAAAGCAAAGACTGGAGACTTGGGAGGCTGTAAACAGAATAAAAGATCCAGAAAAACAACAAGAAACTAAAATCGCTCTTAAGCAAGTAGGTTATAATATCTTAAATCCATCTCAAGCAAAAGCCGCTGTAAAAAAATTAAGGACTCAAACTGAAAGAGATTTAAAAGCTATTGAGCAAGCAGAAAAAGATGGCCTCACTGAAACCGATATGCACCTTGTTGAAACACTTGCTTCAGAAGGTGTTTCAAAATCTTTAGATCAAAGCACTCTTAAAGAATTAGATGTTAAACCAAGCAAGAGTGATCCTGCTTTTATTAAAGTTCTTGAGAAAAAAGTTAAGCAGAGGATCAAGTCTAAGTATCCTACTCGTCCTGTTAGATTACCAGAAGGTGGGTATGAAATACCAAGAGGTGAAGGCAAAAGCACTCTGAAAGTGAAGAGTAACGGTGTAGGTGTTTTTAACAACGATCCTGAATCAATGATTGCTTTACTGCAATTAGGAGTTCCTGTTGAAGTAGACAGCGTAACGGAACAAACCAACCCATCTTTTAAGTGGGAGCAGAAGGGAAATAAATTTATACTCCGTGATGTCGTAGTCAGAGAGTCGGGTGGAATGATCTCCGCTACTACATCTAATAATGATGTCGCCGTTTTAGAGGAAGACTACACTGATTTAATCAATGATGCGAAAAAGCTAAACGAATTAAATCAGATAGATAACCCAAATCTCGACGTTCAAATTAAGAGTCCTTTTGATAGAAGAAGGAAAGCTACGGTGAGGGATCTGATCGAAGTATCTAAAGATCCTTTAGAACTTAAAAAACTTTTAGCTAAGTCAAACACAAAAGTCGATGACTTAGATAAGCCCTTTTTTGATTCCGCTGTAACTTATCTTAGTGTTCAATTGCAACTAAGATTTAGAAATTATGCCGAAGCTTTAGGTAAAGGGCTTGCTGTTGATTTAAACTTTACTGCCAATAGCGTTGCTTCGGATGTTGTAGAATATTTATACAAGCAACAACAAGCTAGAAAAGATTATCAAGTTAGATCTACTGTAGAGTCTATCGATACAGATCGAACCAACAAAGTAGATCTAAACGAAGACGTAGACAGAACAGAAATGTCTGAGGACACCTATGTTCCTGTAAGCTTTTCATCAGACCCATCGTTAAGAGATCCTTCTGTTATTAGAGAATACTTAACACAGCAGCAAGATGCTGCCGCCGCTGCTTTGGAATCTGACCCTGAAATGACTCAAGCTCTTAGAGCCGCCATGACAGAGGCGGGTCATGGATATGCAAATCAACTTTCTGGAGAAGCTTTGTTTGCGGCGCACGTTTCAGAATTAGCTAGAACAGGAAACTTCAATAAACAGAAGAGTATTTATCAGTTTCACAGCAGACTAAAAGCAGGTGAATTTGATAAAGGAAAAGTTTTAAGTGATTCTTTATTCTTCTTAAATCTTTCTCACAAATTTAATAGAGCCGCAGACCAAAGTCCGACTACTAAAAAAGAAGCCGCTGCTAGAGTAAAAGAAAAATTAGAATCTATAACAGGTAAAAAGATTCTGGAGCCAGAGGCTATTAATTTTTATACGCAAGTTAAGAAACAAATAAATAAGTTTCTTCAAAGGGGAGTCGCTGATAAGAGGTCTCGGAAAGCTATAGAGGCCGCTAATGACTCTCAAGTTGAAGAGCTAGGTCTTAGAGATGGATCTCCTGATCACGTTATCAAAGCTTTAGAAAAAATTGCTAAAGGTAAAAACAAAGTACAGGCTATCATTGCTAGAGTTCTGTTGCACAACAGAGCGTTGCTTAAAACAATAGACTTCACTCTTGAAAAATCCTCCGCTACTTATGCAGGAAAATATTTTATTAACAATGAAGGTAAAGGCCATGTCGTAATTAACTTAAGTCGAACTGGCGGAAGAGGTATTGCTGACACATTACTCCATGAGTATATCCATGCTTTCTCTTCAAGAATAACTCAGCTTGATCCAAGCCAAAGAACTACAGCAGAGAACAACGCTATCGCAAGACTCGAAGGTCTTTTGAAGATTGTTAGAAAACAAGCGGCTGCGGATAAAGCTCCCGCTAGTATTCAAGCAGGTCTTGCTAATGTAGATGAGTTTATCTCTTACTTCTTAACATCACCTAAGTTCCAAGGTTACATAAAGAGTATGACTCTGAAAGAGGGTCGTAGTTTCTTTGATAGAATCATCGACGCTATTGCTCGTTTATTCAGACAACCTACGAATGAAAGAGAATACAATGCGGCATTGAGAGATGTTCTTGATATTACTAAACGTGGTATGCTTGTCAGGGAACCTGACTCAAGTGCAGGATTCAGGGATCAGGTTGCAGAGGGTATTGAGCAATCTCAAAAAGAAAGGGATGGGATCTCTAAGTTGCTTTCAATGGAAGCAGATATAAGAGATCTTGAAATGCTTGATGAGAAAGCAGCAGAGCTAGAAATATTTGTGGGGAACTATGTTCCTTCAGAGGTCGCTGTATTCTCAAACAATGATATACCTACCATCGCCCGATGGAATCCACAGACTCAAGCTATTGAGTTTAACGGAAGAAGAGCTGCCGCCTTTTTAAATGAGGCGTTAACTAATAACGGAGGGTATCCGATAAACGAAGAACAGGTCATTGGTATTTTAATCAATGAAGAACTTGCCCACGCCGCTTCATTCGCTTCGTTGAGTCAAGATAGTATTAACACAATCATCGATTCAATGGATGACGCTCAAGCAAAGATTGTCATTGAAGAGTATTATCCAGAAGACGAACAAGCGGATGCTTTGAAAAGACTTGAGAGTGACGACCCTCAAGTAGTTAAAAACCAAAAGTATATCCTTGCGGAAGAAATGATGCGTATGTTCTTCCAAAAGAAAACAAGAGGGACAACTTCTGAAGAAGTAGTTTCCTTCTTAATAGAATCACCTACCAATTTAGAAATATTTAAACAGTATCTTAAGAATACTTTTTCTAGACTTAGTTACCATAAAGAAGCAAAACACATTTCTCCTGAAATGAGAAATGGCATCAAGCGTGTTTTGAATGAGGTGCGCCGAATGGAAGCAGGGTACAGAACCAGAATGAACGGTATGTACTTTGACACTGCTAACCCTAACGCTACCGTCAATCAATTAATCGATCAGTTATCTAGAAATAAATCATTAGACTTTTTAGAAGAAGATGACATTGCTCCTGATTTAGAAACTAGAATAGGATCTACCGCTCTTATAACCGCTCCTCTTAGAGTAGACGAATTGAGAACTTTGTCGAAACAAGAAATGGTTAAGCGAGTAGACTCTGCTAAGTATATCCATTTGCAACAGGCTTTCGATGATATAGCGGAGGCTTATGGCTTAACAGTGGATACAAGAAGTCCATTAATAGGAGGCTACTTAGAACCAGTTGATAAAACAGACCCTGATTATGAAGGAAAAACGGAGGAAGAATTAAGGCAGTTAGCAACTTTATCTACTGAGGTTCCTGAAAGAGTTTTTGTTGAAGGAGCAACTGAAGAAGAGTTAAGAGAAATAGCATTACTAATTAAAGTTTTAGCTCCAGAAGTACAGCACTCTACTTTGATAGTGAAGTACCAAGATGAAGAAGCAGGAGCGCAAGAAATAGAAGTGCGCATAAAAACAAAGGGGGCTGAAAAAGCTAGAATGATGGCAGAGGATTGGTTGAAAGATAAGAATGCAGGAGGTTTTTCTTATGACCCCACAACCAGAGAGATAAACACTCTATTGCTTGAGCCTGAAGAAGAGGGCGATCCTACGGTTGACGAACAGCTAAATACATGGAATACTTTTGTAGATGAGCAAAAACAAAAAGGGAACATCTTCAAAAACGCCCAATCAGAATCCACCTATGTCTCGACCCAATTTGTCGGAGGAAAGCTTGAGGACGTTCAAGCAGAGGTGCAAAGAATTAGGGATAAAGCACGTCAGCAAGACAACGCAGCCCTTCTTGAGGTTTCAGAGAGAACCCTCAAAAGAATAGATCAAGAGAAAGACGCTGAAAAAATACAGTCGAAAGCGAAAAAGATTTTAGAGAAAAGAACGCTTTCCCCCTTATCTTCAAAGACAATAGCTAAAGAAACGAAGGGTAAATCCTTTGAGACCATAAGAGACTTTGGTAAATTTTTAGATGACCGTTTTGAATCCATTGAAGGCGTTCGTCAACTAAGTGAACAAGCTGATGAAGGGATTGATGATCGTGCCGCTAAAGCCGCCATTCCTTTAGTAGATGATATCCTAACAGGATTGTCAGAGTCAGGTAGTGGTAAAGGGTGGTATGATGGAAGAGTTCAAGCGACTCTACATGAGTTAACTAAAGTATACCCTGAACTCGCCGACAGCCCAAATGAGTTAGCGATCTTTGTTGGTATCCTTGCGACTACAAGCCAAGGACAAAAAGTGGTAGCTAACTTTAGATTTGCTTCACAAGTATACGAAGACTATAAAGCAACAGGCAAAATCCAAAGTGATTACACACAGATGGGTGAAGCTCAAGGGGCTATAAATGGAAACCTCAAATTCATGCAAGACCTTATAGACAGGTTTCAAAAAGAAACTGGTTTAGGTAAGGATGAGTTTACGAAGTTCATGGATAGCGAAATTTTAGGAGGGGCACTTCGAGATATGTTTGGTAAGGCTCCAACTGGAGTAACTCTAAAAGAGACTGTCGTAGGAGCAAGGATGCTTGGCCCTAAGATAGGATCTTTCTTTAATAATCTAAGGCGTAGATTTGATACCATAACTATGGACTTGTGGTACACAAGAACCATGCACCGTTACATCGGTAACTCTGTTTTGGAAAACGATGCCGAAGCAGTAGTCAATGCCAGAGAAAAATTTATTGACGCTCTTCGTGTTGCCGAAAGGAAATACGAATTAGATCCTGAAGAACTTGAGACCAAAGATTTTGAAGAAGTTTTCTCGGCAGCGAAACAAGTTTTTAGAGTTTGGGCTTCAGGTAAACACCCCGATGCAGGAGGCAAGACTTACAAAAGATATGCGGACGGTTATGAAATAGAAAAAGCAGCTAGAACAATTACGACTACTTCAGAAATGAAGAAGGCTCCAAAGAATAAATCACACTCTTTATTCTTTGAGAGGATTGTTAGAGAAGCTCAAAGCCAACTAAAAGATTTAGGTATAGATTTAAACGCCGCTGATATACAAGCAATCTTATGGTTCAGAGAAAAGAATCTATTTAAAGGATTAGGATTAGCAGATAGTGCCGCCGCACCTGCTGACTATCTTGATGCCGCTATGGTATTGAGAAGAGAGAAAGCACAAGAGGTCGCACCCGCACTTGAAACAAAAGTTGGTGGGGGAGTTACGGTGGATGACATGATATCTTCTGTTTTAAAAACTATTAGAAATATTGAATCTATACAAGAGAGATCACCTGTCCTTTACGATTTAATAGATCCTTCGGAGGCCAAAGAAGCGGCTCGATTGATAAGGCAGCAACTAGGTTTTGCTGATCCTAACGATGACGTAGATAAGGCGGCAAACTTTATTGAGGGCATAGATTTTTATATTGATTCACAAGAAAACCCTATAACCTCAGAAGGCTGGGAAGCCTTACTTGAAGCTTCAGGAATTCCATCCGAAATTTTACAAATGCCAGAAGAAATCATTCCTGATTATCTCGCTGAAGGAATTTCAATAGACGAAGAACTAGATTCAGAACCTGTACCTCCTGCATTGGAGACCCGCTTTGGAGCAGGTAAGTTTCCTTCAGATCACAAAGGATTGAAAAATATAATTGAAGGGAAGAAAGTAGGTAATGCTACTGGTATTGGTAAAGGGATGGAAGGTAGTCGTGTTAACTTATCTCATACTAACATTACTCTAGGCAGATTAAGTAGAGATACTGAGGGCAAGAATTACGACGACAATTACCCTGTCGGAGTTATGCCTTACGCTTTAGAAATTGGTAATAGAAAGTTTAATGCTTTCAATGTCAGGTTAAAGGATTCAGATAATGTTAATCTCTCAAAATCTGTATACGAAAATTTCTTGAAGGGGGGTAACAAATACAAGTTGTCTGAAGACATGACAATTGAACAACTACTCACCGCAGTAAACGTAAATAGAAATACACCTACTGCAAGAATAGGCGAGACAGATCTAAAACTTATTAACCCCGATATAGTGGGCAAAGATATAATACCAAAAGGAACTATAATATATGCACAAGGAGCTAAAGGTGTAGTCGGAGGGCCAGCAGGTACACTCGTTTCTTATAACAAGGATATAAAAGATGTTGCTGCTGAAGGAATTTATATTAATGACAGCACTCAAAAGTTTACTGATCAAATATTAAAAGGAGAGAAAACTGTTGAAACAAGAAACAAACCAACTCTTGATAGGTTCATTGGACAAAGAGTTGGCATAATTAGATCAGGTAGAGGTAAGTCAGTGGTCGTTGGATATGCGACCATTGGAGATAGAATTGATTACCCAACAGAAAAATCTTTTAGAGCGGATGAGAAAAGGCACAAGGTTAAAAAGGGAAGTAAGTTTGATACTAAAGGAGTTAAGTATGGGTATGAATTACTTGATGTAACAGAAGAACCAAACCCTTACGGAGTTGTCGAAAGTAAATCAAGACAACACGCACTCATTGCTCATTCAATTGCTTACAATCCAGCTCAATCAAACTATATGTATCCAGTTTATGGAACTAAAGATGGGCCTGTATTTGAAGTGAACAAAGAATTTGTTGGTGCTGATGAAGTAATAATGATCAGTGATTTAGGTAAACAAACCACGGATCAAGGAATCAACTTCATGCTCGTGGCTAGGGGTGCAAGGTTCAAGAATCTTACAGATCAACAAGTAAAAAGAAAAAGAAGTTCTAACCAAATTACAAAATTTATTAAAGGTAGAGCTACTCCTCTGGAAGCTCCACCTAAAGCCCCCGCACTTGAAACACAGTTCGGTGCTTCTTCGTACATACCTAAATCTATTGGTGAAGCAGACTTAGACTTCTCCGATATGTTTGAGTCGCTCGACATACCGATACTCGAATACGGAACCTTTGAGCAACCATCAAGCACATTCAAGAAAGCTTTGGTAGGAAGCACGGACAGACAAGTCAGAAGATTTATTGAAGAGCGGGATGCCTTTGTTAGGACAACAAAAGGTATCGTTAAACAATTCAAAGATAAATTTGATAAAGACATTGAGAGAATAGAAAACAAAAAGAACGTAACAATTCCAAAGTCTATAATTTCAAGAGCTACTGGATCTACGGTCGGGTCTCAGTTGTCACAAGATCAATTAGATGATGTCTCCGATAAGTTTGAAAAAGCGATCAAGGCCGCTCGGAAAATAAATGATCAGGCTACTCGTGAAGCGGCTTTCATTTCGGCAGAAGAACAGCGTAGAAAAAACATAACCAACTACCGCCAGCAAAACAGAGATCGTTTGCTTGAGGACAGAGACAAAGCTCTTAAGGAATTGTCTGAACTTACCGATAACTCGCCTGATGTCGTTCAGCTTATTATAAATGCTCGTGCATTCATGGATGAGCTGTCTAAGAAGGGCAACGATTTGTTCAGCGATTACCTATCTGACTTCGACGTTCAAGCAACCTTCGACGGTAACTTAGGTATCTATATAACAAGAAGATACCGTATGTTTGAAGACGATGCTTTTGGAGACAGAGTTTTAACAGGCACAGAGTATGAGTCTGTTAGAAATGCAGCTCTAAATTTCTTCAGCAAAGTTTACTTCAACCAACAAGTTAAGTACTACATGACTGAAGAAGGTTATAGTAAAAAGGTTGCAAGAGAACTTGCTTCACAAGATCTCGATGATGCAAACGCAATGACCGTTTCTCCGATGCAAACAATGATGGAGGATTTTGTTAACGGATATAAGAGTGGGGATATAACTGGGGGAGTGAAAACTTTTGTAGGCTCAAACCAAGAAGAGCAAATTGCTATTAGCAGTACTCAAAATATTTCAAAGCCATTAAAAGCTTATCTCAATCAAATAAAAAACAAACATGATGTCCCTGTAGAGTTAAGAAATCTGTTAGGTGAATATGGAGAAGAAGCGGGTATAGATAACATACTCATATCGATTGTATCTACTTCAAGTATGATGGCGAACCAAGCGATGCTTAACAAGATGGCTCACTACGGGATGCAAGGAGACAATCCGTGGATGGTCGGGGCTACCGATATCTTAAATGAAAAAGAGGCCGCCGCCGCTGAAGGCAGACGGTCAAAGTATGAAGGATGGGTTCCTTTAAGAAAGTCTCAAGGGTCTATGGATTGGAATCCTGTTTCTGATATGTACGTCGAACAAGAAGTTTACGACGGCCTGAAAGAAATTTTTGAGAAACCAAGTCAAAAAGAAGCGGGTGCTTTTGGTAATCAAGTTTTCAGAGCAATGCAACAAGCGACTGGTCTTTCACTCGCCGCTAAGACATTAGGTTCTGTAGGTTTCTATGTCAGAAACATGGTGAGTAACGGACTGTACTTCGGCCCAATGCAGGGATACTACGGAGGTATAGGACTCGGTATGAAAGAAGCAGGTGCAGTTCTCGGCGGGATATCCCACATCGATAGATTGAATGGGCCAGTAGGAGATTATGTTAAAGGGCTGAAGGAAGACTCCATGTTGGTTCGAGCCTACAGAGGTTCAAGAGCAACGATGGATGCTGAGTTAGAGTTTCTCGCTTCACAAAATGTTTGGGGGGATGAAGTTCAGGCTGAAGTAATAAGAGAATTTGTTGAAGGAAAAGTTACTAAGAAAGGTATTGAATTAAAAATACAGGAGGTAGCTGAAGAGATTAAAAGACTAGCCCCTAAAGGAATCGAAAAGGCTCCAGAAAAAGTAGCAAGTAAAGTTAAAGGTTTAGCTGAGTTTGCCGCTAGATTAGCTAGTGCTTCTGATGCCTACTATAAGATAGGTTACTATCACTTTGAGTTAGCTCATCTTGTTGAAGCCGCTCAGAAAGATGCGCCTGATGGTAAGTACAGAAAGCTTCTTAAGGAAGACGGAACACCATCTACGGAGATGAAAAAGATGGCGGCATTAAAAGTTAAAAGAACTTCTCAAGCTTACAGCCAAGCTCCACCAATAATAAGGAAAGCCACATCTAGTGCGCTTGGTTTACACGTTGGTGCTTATGTTAGATTCGCTGGTGAGACTGTTAGAATTCCTTTTAACACATGGCAACTCTCAAAAGAAGAATTAGCCGATGCTAACCCAGTGATCCAAGCAAGAGGAAAATCAAGGCGTAAAGGAATGGCACTCGTATTCGGTGGGTTTACCGTAGTAATCCCACAAATGATGAGGATGCTCATAGCTAATATGGATCTCGATGAAGAGGAAGCTCTCAGGAACACATTACCTGAATACATGAGAGATCATACTTTCTTATATACGACCTTCGGTAAAGGCATACAGAGTTGGGATTTAACGTACTTGAATCCGTTCGCTTCAATCACTGATGGCTTTATCAGAGGAGCTGAACATTTACTTAAAGGTAACTTTGGTGAAGCTGTTGAAAGTATTTTACTCAAAACATTTAAGCCTTTTGTAGAGCCTCAAATATTAGCAGAAGCACTAATACAAGTGGGACTAAACAAGAACCAATATGATAAACCAATCTACTATAAAGATGACCCTGCAATAGAACAGTGGGCGAAGAGATTCCTGTATGTTTTGGATAACGCATATGGTTTAAGAACTATGAGCAAAATAAATGAGACTCAAATTGCTCTGCGGGGTGAAGGTGAAGGTTTCCTTAATAGTCCGTTAGGGATTATAGCCGCTGAATTTACCCCTACAAGACCTCACTCAGTAGACTTGCAAGCTAACATGAGGAACTTCCTTAACGCTAAAGCGAAAGAGTACAGAGATATCACCACTAAGTTCAATCGCCTGTATCAAGATAAGGCCATGACGAGAGGTCAAGTAAACTCACTATACAGCGACATACAAAACTCCAGACGAAGATTGAATGAGACTGTTTTTGAAACCATGAAAAACTTTGAAAGCATAGGTAGAAAACATGGAGGCATAACTCGATCTGAAATCGAGAGACAAGCAAAGATAACAGGCATGAGTAAAGAGAGATTCAGACTTGGCAGAATGGGTTACATGAAAACCTTGAGACCAAGCCCTGCTCAAAGAAAGAAATTAGACTCATCCGCTTTAGGTCGATCAAGATCTAATCAACTCAAACAACTCCAGAGAGAATTTGGAGACACCATACCATTAGATAATTAAAATGAACAAAGCTAACTTCAAACCACACATGATGTATGATCCCAAATCAGGAAGAGGGGTCAGGGCTAAAACTTATGCAGAGCATTTAGCTCTCAAGAAAAAAGGATACGGCCACAGTAAACCTAAGAGTAATCAAACCGCTAGTGCCATCGAAGAAAGAATGAAAGGGATGGGCGGAGGATACTAATGAAAAAGAAATCAAGAGTCAACGAGGCAGGTAACTATACTAAACCTGCAATGCGTAAGAGGCTGTTTAACAGAATCAAAGCTGGCACTAAAGGGGGCAGAGCGGGGCAGTGGTCAGCTCGTAAAGCTCAGATGTTAGCGAAAGCTTACAAGAAAGCAGGAGGAGGATACACTTCATGAAGGCTCCTCAAAAAAGTTTGAAGCGGTGGACTCAACAAAAGTGGAGGACAAAGTCTGGAAAGAAATCTTCTGAAACAGGAGAAAGATATTTGCCAGAGGCCGCCATCAAAAAGTTATCTGCGGCTGAGTATGCGGCAGGAACAAGACGTAAAAGAAAAGCAACTGCACAAGGAAAGCAACGAGCCAAGTACACCGAAGCTGAACGTAAAGCTTTCTTGAGTGCCGCTTATAAAAAGAAAAACAAAAAGAAAAAGAAAAAGAAAAAGTAATGCCTTACAAACCAAAGAAACCAAAGCCAAGACCGCCTAAAAAATTTTAAAATGAAATGGTTTATCATAAGCCTATTCTGTTTTTTAAATTTAGTAAGAGCTGATGATCATTGGGGAACCACCCCACCAGTCCCAGAGATTAATATAAAACATAATATTTTTTCTGGGGAAATAATCGTTGATTGGATTTCAGATTCTAGTTTCGACAAACCTATCTGGTACATTGTTGAAATAAAACAAGTTGATGAAAGTAACAAAGCTGATCCACAATTCTTTTGGTTCAGACCATTCGTCCCTATTCAAAGTAACTTTAATGAAGCCATCACAATTCGTATGAGTTACAGAGATGCTTTCGGTCAGGTAAATGATTGGGTGAGAGCTGAGATGTTTAGAATAAGATCTATGTGGGGAGCTTAATTTAGGTTCTGCCTGTATAGTTGTGTTAGTCTAACAGCGATATCGTTCTTATAACCTTTATTCTTTTTAGAGAATATCTCTGGCCCGATCATATCTTTATCGGCAAGGTTAGTCCACACTTGAAAGATCTTCACCGTATTGGGATCGACAACTTCAAGTTCGGGTTTGTATTCTCCTTGAAACAGGAAGGGTAGGTGGTCGGGTTTACTTCGTATGATGTGTTTCATATTCTAATCCATGTAAGGTTTCCATTCTTTTTATCTTTTCTAAAACTCTACCCATAACGTAGTTCTCAATACTTCCGTTAGTGACTAGCATCTTCTGCACTGCGTCAGTCATCGCACCGTTACGGTGAATACGACCTAACACTTGAACAAACTCTTTGGCATTGAACGACGGTGAGATAAAAGAGTACCGTTGCCTGTTACCAATAGTGTCATGTAAAGAGATACCTGTTCCACCAGTAGCGGCGTTGATCAGAAGGATATGCGACTGGTCATTTTGAAACTCTTCAATCAATTCATTCCGCTTCTCGTGTGGTGTTCCGCCGTCGATGTAATCGAGATTTAAATTCTTAGCGAGTTCATGCAAGCTGTCCTTGAAGTTGAAGAATACAACGGCACTATGTCCTTCCTCCACACAATCCTCTACCATGTTTACCACATCAGGGATCTTATGATACTCTGCTTCTTGTCTGGCACGAAGTATCTTAACAATCATTAAATCTTCAGGGTCACTGGAATCAGGATCACGGTCAATGTAATTGTCGATATCACTTTCATCTATGTCTTTGAAAGCTTCTAGAATCTTACGGCTGTTCTTAAAGTTGATCGCATCATTGATGATACGGTTGTTCTTAAACGAATCAGGGAAGTCACTGATGCGAAGACCCA